CGTTCTCAAAATCGGTGGAGCTGCATGATAAAGTCATCGGGCATTATCTGAACATAAAACACTATCAATAATTTGGAGTCATTACCGTCATGGTGATAACAGAGCGACAGCACACCCTGTTCTGTTTCGAGCGTGGTTATTTCGTGGAAGTGGAAGCCGTCGCCGTCGTCGCACTGGCATGCATTAATCATCCCTACCCAAACAGTAAGATCGGGAAAGCCACCAGCTGCGGCAATAACGCGCTCATGGTGGAAGAAGGAATTCAGCAAAGGATCATCCAGTAAGGGCTGATTGCCATCGTTAATTTTCCCTGATGGCAGGTCAGCCATATCACCAGTCGGCGTACTGATGAGTACGCGCCCACGAAAAATGCTCATCAGTTCTGAGCCGGGCTTGAACAGGACTATCCCCGTTCGCGGAGCCACTTCCGGTGTGAGAAGCGCCCTCATGCGTTGCCCGCCAGTTCTTTGTCATGGGTGAACTCACCATTCCAGGACTGTTTCATTGGCAGTTGCCCTTTCAGATAGCGGCGATAAAGCCACACTGCGCCCTCACGCAGCAGAACGGGCTGGTAGCTGGTGAAGCTGGCCGCCGATGACGGGTTTATCTGGCTGCTCTTCTCTGTGAGGTATTTATCGCGCGCCTGAGAGCGTACGCGCCAGTGAGCATGGTTCCCGTTAGGGTTGTCGTCATAGAGCCAGTTCGACTCCTGCAGGTATGCGCTTACCCTGCTGACGTTCACGCCGTTCAGTCGTTTGCAGAACTGGACAGGGGAAAGCCCATCGCTAAACAGGTTTTCAAGGTGATCGATATATTGCGCCTGGCGATGGGTCAGTACTTCCGCCTGCTGTTTCGCCTCCATGGCATCAGCCCATGCACGCGCCAGCTTAATCGGATCGTTCATATCAGGCAGAAGCAAACCGCCCACTTCACGTAGGCGGAAATAGCTGTCCTCCAGCATTTCGAAGAAGCTCCAGGCTTCATCCGTATCCACGATCTTTGACATGCGCGCTGCGCCCTTTTCAGTCCAGAGCGTTAGTGAGCGCGCGTTCTTACCGACAGAGCCACTATCTGTGGCTCTGTTCTTGAAATCTCGGAGTTCGTCGCCTTCGATGATGAAATAGTGCTTACCCAGCTCAAACCTGTCCGTGTTACGTGACAGATTCATACGAATGCTTTTCTCGTCGCAGGCGTAGCCGCGTGCAAGGCACTCAGTGGTTATTACGCGTTGATCGCGATATGTGATGACAGGCACGCTCAGTGGCGCGCTTGATGGAATGATTAGGGCTTTTCTGGCTGGCGATAAGCCGCCAGTTACCTGGTTTGACATGTCTGCTCTCCACACCATTTTTAATCCGGTCCCGCCCCCTCATCTGCAAATGAACGGGACCAACCTTTGCCGGTAGCGTCTGCAAACGCTGATCGACAGAGCCATCATAGTGGTTCGAGAAAAAAATTCACGATTTAAGTGCATTCATTCCGTTCAGATATCCTGAACAGCTGGGTTCGAACCATTATCGACCATTGCTAAAACGTGATGATTCCATTCCGGAAGTGAACCCCATATCCATCCCATGAGTAGCTTGGATTTTGGACTTTTACGAACTGGGCGTTTATGGAGTGCATGATAGTTTTTGTTCTATGAAGCAAAAAAAGGAAGAGTGCTAGTGCTTAGACATAACCTACAAGCTTCAAAACGAGAATTGACTAGTTCCGTCACTTATCAAAAAGTGCTAAATTTTTTTAATCATAATGTCACCCAACGTGTGAATTTTCTTTCAACTAGTACCGTTTATAAAAAACTTAAAACAAGCACCTTTGAGTTTTAAAAAATTTTATCAGCGTAAAATTAATGCAAAAGCCTAGATCACTTGCAAAAAAGTCAACTAACGTTCAGTTTTCCCAAGTTAGAAGCTGTTAGTTTATTTCACATCAAGCAAAAAATGGTATTAAAACCATCTATAACATAGTCTCCCCATGAAATAACCTCACCTTTTACTTTAGCATGACTCATATGTTTTATAAAAAAAACATTTGTTTAACCATGATGCATACTGGAAAATGGACGCATATTAACAGAGGGAACTTTAATATGAATCAGGACTTGAAGGTTGGTGCATTAGCAGTCTTAGGTGTTTTTCTTCTTTTAGGTGGAATTAACGCGCACTCAAAGAATAAAAGCAAAACAGAAGAGAGAAGCATTTGCGCGAATATAAACACAAGCGTTGCAGTTTCTAAAGTAGAAAAAGACCTTCTTGCCAGACATCAATCCAGCTTGTTTGGAAAAAAAGTCATTAATATTGACTCTATCCTTTTTCATAACGAAACCATTGGCAAACAGGGCACGCGGGTTATCGTACCTTTTACTATTACACGCACCCGAGATCAAAGTGAATATGAGGCAGAAGTCAGATGCTCTGACTTAAGCATTATTGAATACAGAAAAATATGATATCTCTAAAAAATTAAACAGAGCGCGAGCAACTGCAATCACTCTAAGTTTAATGCGCCACTTCAAACTTGGGTCTGTTGATGACTCATACAGCAAACAGGCAACAACATGTTAAAACCATTGAAATATTATGTTGGTAAAGAAAAGAGCAGCACCTTAAAGTTGCATTGTGAAGATTGCACGAGTTTACCCAGCCCAGAATCTCGCATTTTTATCGGCAGCTTTTATACGCCTAACCAGGCATTTTCTGTAGCGTCCAGGCGATGTACTCGCCTAGAATATTGCCCCCTTTGCCAGGATGAATCAAAACACTTTATAAATGATGAAGATTATCTCCCATTTTTACGGCATGACTATTCCATTTCATTAAAGAAAGGTCAAAGAATCCTAAAGGCAGTACGGCATTCCCCCGCTGGGAGTAAGAAAATTTAATTGTTCACTTACACCTAAGCATAATTTATTGCATTGCAACCTGAGGTCTGCAAAAGACCTCAGGCGACAGCATTATTTTTAATTGAGCTGAATATTGTTTAAATTCAACTTCTTTTCATCTCTTGAGAGATGCGTTTAAACTTGAATTCTTTTCAGGTAAAAATTAGGTATTGTTCAGTTTCACATCCATACTGAAACATCACCGGTTATCATGCATTGGCTGGAAAAAGTAGAATCCCCTTTATCCAATCTCTCCTATATCTAGAATGCTTATCTGTCCTACCAGTTCGGCGACGGCGGCGCGCAGCATGCGGATGTTGTCCCAGTTTGATCTGTCCGTCCGCTCTACCAACGCGATGAATTGCGCCATGGTCATTTCGGTATTCAGGCGCGTCTCGATGGCTATTGAACTAAAGCGGTTAAACTTTTCCATTACCAGCACATCGTCCAGATCGGGATACTGAGCGACTACCCACGCTTTAAGCTCCGCGTTCTCCAGCTTCTTCTGCTTCAGACGCTGTGCTTTGGCAAGAATCTCCGCCGGCACTACCACTACCGCTGGATTTTCGAAAGAATCCGCCGCCCAGGTATGCGCATATCGCGACTCCTGAAATGGGTAAATATCTTTGTCGCCAAACATCGCGGCCGCACAGGCCCAGACTTCCACGCCGCTTTGCTCAAGGATACCCGCGCGGGTTAGCGGCATGTTTTCGTCATACTGGCTATCAGCGTTTACGGCAGGCTGCGCCGCGCCGGCGGGAATGCCTGAGCGGTATTCGGTAATGATAGCCATAACTTCTTCAATATGGCTCAGGTCGATAAGCAGCGCGCCTTTCCCCTCTTCGGCTTCGCCTTTCCCCTCTTCGGCTTCGCCTTTCTGAGCGTCACACAGCAGTTCCACAAGGCGACGGGCGCGGGCGGCGCTGAACTGCGGCATCGCGTCGGCTTTGGTCAGTTTCTTCTTACCGGTCGCCTTAGCCCTCTCCAGCTGCGTTCTGGCTACACTCCCAGCCTTCACCCCATGCTCACGCACCAGCGCCACTGCAGTAGTCGCCGCAACCTCTCTGTTTTTCACCATGGCGATCAGCTCATCACCGGAGGTAAGCAGCTGCAGGTGATGCTCCACGTCAGCAATAGAGCGCTTCACCTTCTTCGCTATCTCTGCCGGTTCCATGCCCTGATTGCTCATGCGCTGGTAAGCTGCCGCACGTTCCAGCGGTTCCAGCGCGCGCCCCTGGCTGCTCGTGACCATGAAGGCGATGCGATCGGCCTCGGAGCCTACGAAATCTTTGCACTCCAGGCGGATGTCATAACCTGCTTCTTTCGCCAGCAGCGCGCCGTGGTAACGGTGATGACCGTCGATGATCTTAATGCCCTGCTCAGTGACCTGCACAGCGAGCGGAGGCACATGCTCGCCGGCGATGAAGGCATCGCGGAATTCTTCGACATGGGTTTGGTCAATCTCTCGGATGTTGTAACCACTTTCGACATAGAGCTCATCGACGCCCAGAAGATAAGTTTTACGGGTGGTGATGTTGGTTTCGGTCTTTGCTTTTTTGTCGTAGATTCTTGCTAAGTTAGTCATTTAGTTGCCAGCTCCCAGGACAGGGTAACGATCAGCGCGGCGATCATCAGGGCCGCAGTGCGAATGCTTTGGTAAAAAATCACGTTGCGCTCGTAATGGCGCAGTACACGGGCTTTCATCAGATGTCACCCCATGCGTCGGCGCTCGGCTTCGGCCTTAATGCTTTAGCCTTCTGCATGCACATCCGCCGGCGTGCTACAGCCTGATCACGAAAGCGAGGCTTAGCCGTGGCGTCCATCGCGTTCAGCCAGACCGTTGCCGCTCGGCTCCAGCAGTTGCGAGCCTGAAGGGACATTGCCAGCTGGCTCAGGCGCGCGTATTCGGCGTCGACAGCCGTTGCCTCTTCAACCCGGTAGTAACGGAATTTCACGTCCAGGTAGACTTCGCCCATTGCCACCAGTGTTTTCCCTGCTTCGCGTACAGTTCGCACGTTCGCCTTCATCCCCGTAGCCAGTTCGGAAGCCGTCAGGCCCGGATGCTCTTTCAGGTACGCAAGAATCATTTGCTCAGTATTCATCGTTACCTCTCCTGTTAAGCGCCACGGAAGCCATCGGGAATTTCGTAATTAGCGCTGGGCATTTGCATCACATCGCGTTTCCATTTTCCGTTCACGCATGGTGGGCGCCCTGATTTATCCCACTTCGTCGCGGACTGGAGATAGCCAGGGAAGTTTTTGGGAATGAACAGAGTTGCTGGGCGCAGATACTGGGCCTGCTCAGTGTTCTGCCAGTGTGCGTTTTTATAATCGACCACCAGCAACAGCTCACCGAGCTCATAACCTTCTGCCAGACGCGCACGGATATTCTCCAGGGATGATTTGCAAACCTGAAATTTGGCGCCGGTGGTCATATTGAGGTGAGCCAGAACCTTCTTGGCGTGATCAGTCAGTTCAATATCTCGGTCGGGTTGCGCAGCAACCTGACAAGAATTCTCTGTTGTACTCTCTGTAGTAATCTCTGTTGTATTCTCTGTAAGAGTGGGACAAATTGACCCGATGGATTGGGACAACTTGTCCTTATCCATAGGGACAAATTGACCTTTTCGATCAGGACAATTTGTCTCTCTCGATAGGGACAAATTGTCCCTATCGGCCAGCAAAGGGCTTGAGTAGTTAATTGCGTAATAATTAGTCTGGTCGTGCTGCCTTTTTTTAAGCTGCTCAACATAAATCAGCCCCATCTTTTTCAATGATGAAACCGTTCTTTGTATCGTCTTCGCGGTCCACCATGGAAACTGCTCATTCCAGGCATTAATGCTGTTATAAACCCAGCGTTTGCCGTCATATTCGATGCCAGAGGTGGTGTCTTCCAGCCAGTAACAGATTTGCTGAAGCACGATGGCTTCATTCAGCCCGATACGGCATGCCAGCACTGGGCTGATGACCAGCGGCTTCACTTTTAGAAGTAAACTCATGAGCTGCCCCTACTTCCCTGAAATTGCGCTGAAACTGGTCAAGTGGGCTGAAGCACTCACCATGTTCGTAGTTGTCGCGCAGGTAGATAACGCGGTTGGTTTCAGGCTCCCACCGAACGACACGGACGATGACGCCGCGCTTGTCTTTAAAGCGTCTGTTAACTTCACGCATTCTCCGGTCTCCGGCTTGCGATAAAATTCTGCCCAGGCTGCTTCGACTACCCGGCGAGATGCCTCTTGGTAGTTGTTGGCGCCATCAGCGGTCTGTATGATTTGCTCATACCAACGAACGCCGGCAATTAAACGGCAACGAAATTGCCCTGTTGGTCTGTTCTGGCTTACAATGGACATGCGATTATTTCTCCACACCATGCTGATTTGATCGCTCCGACGCCTGGGGGCTGCAACCTCCGGGCGTCACTTTTTTATGGCCTTCTTACGGCTGAAGGCCGTGATAATCGAACGCACTTCCTCATCACGCGCCGCCAGATGCTTGCGGTGGTGAATCATAATTTCCTGCGCCTCTTCCTCATCAATCACGCCATCTGCAACTGCCTGATCGATAATTTGGTCAACATGACCGCGCTGTGCCGCTGTTCTGACTGATTTGTTAAACAGCTCTACCATGTCCAGATCTTCAAACTTCGGAATGTCCACCAGCATTGCGCCGCGGCGCGCTGCGAAGTATTCAGCTAGGTAGTTCGTTCCTGACAGGTCCTCCATGGCTTCCAGCTCGTGATGCTCGAAGAAACGGCAACCGTTTTTCTCATACAGGTTGTTGTTGAACTGCGTCAGGGTCATGCCCAGCGCGCCGGCCATTGCAGAACGACCGCCCGCATAGGCTTTGCACATCGCTTTTACTGTCTCTTTGATGTCTACCATCATGTTTTTCCTTTGGTAGTTACGCCTGAGCCGCTTGGGCTTTAGGCTTGTCGTAAAGGGAAGGTTCAAACTTGAGTTTCCCTTTGGTGCGAAAGGCTGCTTCGGCAGCGCGACCTTTTGGGATTAGTCCTCCAGGTCTTTTACGCCATTGATAAAATGCTTCTGGAGATACTTTGAAAAAGGCTGCTGCCTTGCTCGGCGTACCGAAAAACTTTTCTAGATCGCTGGTAGTCATTGTCGCCTCCACTAAGAATACTTAGATAGTATTTTCTAAAATAACTTTGGTCAATAAAAACTAAGATAACTTAGCTACTTTTTACTTAGGGGATACACAGTGAGTTCTCTCGGTGGGCGCGTTAGAGCGCTACGAACAGAAAGGCGGTTGACTCAGGGTCAGCTAGGGAAGGCAGTTGGCGTTTCAGATGTCACGGTAGGTTACTGGGAACGCGATCAGAACACACCTGGAGGGCTGAAGCTTTCGAAGCTCGCGTCAGTTTTGGGTGTAAGTGAAACGTATTTATTATACGGTAAGGAAGACGAGTCAAACGTTGCGCCTGCTCCGATGGGATACTTGAAAGTACCTGTAATCAGCTATGTACAGGCAGGAATATGGACCCCTGAGAGCGACGCACGGAATTTAGAAGGGAATATAGATTACGTGGTAAGCACTGGTGACTTCTCACAAAGTACCTTTGCCTTAAAGGTTAAAGGGAAATCTATGGAGCCAGAGTTCGTGGAAGGAGACCTGATCCTTATCGACCCTGAGTTAAGACCTAACCCAGGTGATTTCGTGGTTGCCAAGAACGGCGAAGATGAGGCTACTTTCAAGAAATACAGGGCCAGAGGAATCACAGAGCAAGGTGAGGAAATTTTCGAACTGGTTCCGTTAAACAGTGACTTTGCTGTTAGGAGTTCAGCAAAAGAGAAGTTTCACATCATTGGTGTGCTGGTTGAGCATCGCCGTCTAATCAGGCGATAACCCATAGAATTTACAGAAGCCTAAATTTATTTAGGCTTTTTTCTTGACCGCCAGTCTAAGTTAACTTAGATTAAGTTCATCCAAGCAGGAACCTGATTTAAGTTTACCTTGAAGGTTGAGAATGAACATCGCGAAGCAGATGGCTAACACCAAGTTTTGGGACCTGATCACTTTTCTGTACCTGTTCCCGGATGCGGAGCTGGTTTGCGATGGGGATATGGGGATCGTGTTGTTGGAGTGCTGTGTCGATAGCCCGGCAGCGAAGCCGGTTTTTTGATGAATGACGCTGTGTTTTTTTGGCGGTTTCTTCAGTTCGCAATCTGATTTAACCGCTCTTTTTTTCACAACGAAAAGGGCGTTTGCAAAGCGGGTGTTTTCGAACGCTTTAGAGGCGTGGAGTGAGCGCCCTCCTCGTTGTGATGAATGACAGGTGATGACTGTCAAACGGTTGAGATTGATAAGCAGGCGAGACGTTCTAGGCGAGCATAAGGAATGGTCAAACGCGGATGGACCGGGCGGCTACGATGGAAAACACCGCGCCACTGAGCTGGGTAATCGTCACCAGCCATCACAACGAATCTTCTGTAAGCCAAAAGCGAGGCAGAGCCGGATCGGTAACCGGCTTACAACGGTGAGAGCATTTCTCTGTGGCGAAGGAAACTCAAGAAGACCTCCCTGAACCGATTAATGCTCTCACCTTTGTGGTGAATGCGGCTAGCGCACGCGGAGAGCTGGCATCCTGATTATCGTGCGATGCTCAGAGTTTAAAGGTCACCGCTCTGGAGTTCGCCAGCTTGGCCAGAGCACCGGGAGGCACCCGGCACCACAATACCCTTCGATGTTTCGGTGTGGAGAAATCAGGCTGTGGGTTATTGCAGTAACCCACCAGCCCTTTAAGCGAATCCCTCAGTTTTTTATTGCCGTCACTGGCAAGGGATTCATGCAATCAAAAATCGTGTGGAGAATGTCAAAAATGGTTTTAACACTCAGCAGACCGGCGATGCTTTCAGCGCTGCTTTTTCAGGCCAAAACCGATCCTCGCTACTACCTGATCGGGATGTGCTTTGCCCCAAACAAAAAACTTTATGCCACTGACGGACATCGCCTGTTTGTTGGCGAGCATCAAACCGAATCAGTTGAGCAAAACATTATCGTCCGTCTCAAGGGTCCAAAGTTCACCCGTTTTGCCAGAGCTGAGATCGACACTGATAGCGGCGTAGTTACCTATTTCGACAGTCTGGAACAGCGGGTAAATCTGGGGCTGTGTGAGGTTGTCGATGGGAAATACCCGGATGTTGACCGCGTCATTCCAAAAGAAAACGTTGCCGTTACTGAAATCGGCTTTAACGCCAGATACCTCGCCGACGTTGAGAAAGTCGCCAAGCTTTATAACCGAAATTTGAATCAATCTGCATTAAGCCCAATGGCAATACGTCTGGCTCTCTTATCGAGATCAGCACCTACGGCGAAAAAGCGAAGATTGTTCTCATGCCTCAGCGTTTGAGCTGAGTGGAGCGAATCATGCAAAAGCCAAATGACGACATCAGAGTTGGGATCATCATCTTCCCCTACTCCAGCATTTTACGCGGCTGGATCGCCCCAGATGGCGAGCTGGTAAAGAACCCGATTAAAGCTCAGCGCATGGCTGAGGAAATGAACCGCAACATCACCATTCACTGAGGCGCCCAACATGCTCAACGCAAAATCGAATAAAGAAATTGTTGCCGCTGGCCATTCCTTTGCCAAAAACCTCTCAGCCGATACCGGCCTGATGGATATGGCCAAGATGGTAAGCGAACTCGCTACACGTCTCGACGTCGCGAACGCGCGCGCCAGTGTGATGGCAGGTGAAGTGCTGCGCATTAACAGCATCATGCCGGACGCCATCGCCGCGCTGAATGCCACCGGCGATCATATGAGCCTCGTTGCCAACCTTAACGCCGCCATGGTGACGCCAGCCGCTAACGAGTGGATTAAGGCGCTCCAGGCTGAAGCCGTCGTGCAGACGCGGAAGTACGTCCAGACCATGACCAACCACCAGCAGCCTGGCGTATCTCACGTTATTAACCTCATCTCGCAACTGGAGATGGATATGCTGCGCACCAGTACCGATAAGGTTGGTGAACATGAGTAATCAGCCGATTGAACTGACTCCTCAGGATGAAACAGCTCGCCGTATTGCTGCCTGTGTTAGTGCTTTTGAAGGTATCCCCACCGATCGTATTGAGGGAAAGAATTTAGGCGAAATCCTCGCTGGAGAGGTGCGGCTGAACGGTGCTGGCCCGCGCGCTGATGGCGGGTTCGGTTTCGAGTTTTCCGGCGGCGTTTGCCAGTTAATGGCCGAAGCTTATGCTGAGCAGTTCAGGCAGTCAGGCGCCATAAATTACCTTGAACTCCTTTTTCACCATTCAGATATTGGCCCGCTAACCATTACCATGCAGCGTATTGAAGGATTGACGCCAGCTCAAAAATTAGCGCAGGCCGAAGCTCAGCGTGATGCGCTGGCGGCGGAGAATGCGGCGCTGAAGTCTGGTCCGCACGGCTTCTTCGCTTATGGCGGCGAATGCGGATATGAAGAGTTCAAAACGGCTGAGGAAGCGCGTGAATTTGCTGATGAAGAAATCGCAAGCTATCGCGAACAGGCCTGCGATGGCTGGTCTGATGAAGTTCGCGGTGTGGTATGGGGTATCGTCATGCAGCGCGCAACAATGACCGGATTACGCCCAGTAGAGGAAGGTGACAATTGTGCAGAAGGCTTCACCGAATGGTGTGATTACACCCTACTGCCGAACGTAGAAACCCCAGTCACGGACGCTTCCCTGAACCCCGTCCGCGCCGAAGGCATCATCATGTTCGCCAGTAAGCAACTGGCCGCCGCCAGCGATCTGGAAAGCACCATCACCCTGGAGCGTTTGATGCTCGATGCAGAAGAGTTCGCCGGGCAGCTGCGCGCCGGAAAGGATGGTGAGTGATGGAGAAGCTGAATGAGTTAGTTGAGCTGGCGAAGAACGCAACTGCGGGGCCGTGGAAAATGGCTACAGACTGGGATAGAGCCGCTGTCTATTCGACAAGCAAGGATGCCTACCCAAAAAATAAGCGGGTTGTTTGTAGTGGGAACCAAAACAACCACAAACGTTTTAACGCCGAGCCGTGGTCTGGTTCTGACTGGAACGATGCAGCATTTATTGCGTCAGCAAATCCTGCAACCATCCTCGACATTGCCGAAGAATTCCGGGCGCTGGAGCAGCGCGCAGAAGCAGCAGAGGCGAAGCTGTCTCGACTGAAGCAGCTAGTGCCGCAAGCAATCAGCACGAACCATGAAGCCAAAAAACTAATCTCAACCCTTCTCGAGGGAGTTCACGGTGCACCGTCGCCGAGTGAGATAGCCATAGAGGTTTGGGATGCCTGTCGTGCTGCGATGCTTAAAAACATTGAGGAGGCCAAATGATGCAATTTACGGAAGAGCAGCGAAAGGCGCTGATTGAGTTCACAAAGCAAAGAATTGAAGCGCTGCGGTTCTCAATAAAGCAGCACGCATTTGAATCTATCAGAAAGCCACTGCAATCAGAGCTTGCGGTTGCAGAAATCGCCATGGCGGCGCTGACGGCGAGGCCTGTTGGGTGGACAGACGCGGAAGAATTACGGGACGTACAGCGCAGCGGTTGCGGCTACATTTTTTCAGCAAACCCTGTAACGCCTGATGCAGACGAACGCCGGGTTCTCATGCTCTACACCACGCCGCCCCTAGCCGCACCAGCAGTGCCAGATGAAGCCCTTATCGACAAAGTTTGCCTGACTGCGGCGGGGATTTTTGGGCAGGATGTCCCTGACGAGGCGCAGGAAATTGTTAATCGTATACGCGCCATGCTGACAGCGGCGTCGGAGGTGGGGTGATGGCAACTAACGAGATTCTGCCCGTTAACAAGATTGGCCGTATTGATGGTGAATGGGCCTGCTACTGCCCTCACTGCCACCACATATTGACCTTCGCAGAAGATGATGTTGACGAGGTGCGCGGTAGCCAGTATCAGTGCCGGCGCCCCGTATCGATACGCACTATGGAGCTTTGCGAAGGCTGGCTGGAAGTATCAGATGAGGCTGGTTATACACGCCGCCTATTCGACCAGGGTGAAGATTAATGCCTAAATCCCCCGCCGAACGCAAAGCCGCGCAGCGCGCGCGGCAGGCCGCCAGCGGCGACAAGAAGCTGGAGCTGACGCTCGATAGTCAGGAAGTCGAGATGCTGGCGCAGAACTGCGCCGCCAGGCGCCCTGGTCGTGAACCGTATGAGCTGAACGAGTACATCACCATGCTTATCCGCAAGGACGCGGCTGAGCTGGCGCACCAGATGGAAGCGCTGGCGAAGCGCCAGTGCGGGAAGTGTGGCGATCGTCTGCCGGTCAGCGCGTGCCCCTGCCAGGGTGATTCGCAGTGCTGGGCCACCAGCGGCTGGCTTGAGACAAAATTAAACATCACGCCGTGACATGTCACGGATGCTTAACCTGTTGCAGCAGGAGTGGAGAAAATAATGAATTCAGATTTTATGAGCGAGCAGGAAGTGATGCAGGAGATCGGGAAAGCACGGACGGCACTCTGGCGGTTACGTAAATGCCACGGCTTCCCGTCACCAGTGCTTACCCATCCGGCGCGTTACAGTCGCAAAGCTGTGCAGCGCTGGATTGAAGCAGGTGGCGTCAGGAGAGCTGTTTAACGTGCCAGAATATCTTATCAGCGTAGAGCTCATAGGCTTTACGCTGTTCTTCTAACCAGTCGTGCTTGTTATATACCGCCATCACCCCACCCAGCTCATGCCCCAGCATCTTCTCCGTAACGTGAGGCATAACCCCTTCGCTGGATAGATTCGTCACCAGCGAGCGGCGAAAGTCGTGCGTTCGCCATTCAGGTATTTCAATTCCGCTTCGAAGTTTTTTCATATAGAGATTGGCTGACGATCGGTCTATCGCTTTATCCAATTCCTGCCCCGGAAACAGTACGCTATTTTTTGTGGCCAGCAGTTGCTCTATGTAGGGCCTTACCTGTTCGAAGATCGGGCGACGAATAACATTTCCCATCTTGGAGTGAGCTGCCGGAGTAGTCCAAATCAGGTCGTCCATATTGAACTCTGACGCCGTTGCCAAGCGTAGTTCTGATAGCCTCGCTCCCCAAAGCAACAGCAGCTGATGAAGCATACGGTTTGAGGTGACGATTTTGCTGTTCTCAAGCGCCAGCCAGATTTTTGCCAGCTCGGTATAAGTCAGCACGCGATCACCAACATCTGGCTTTTTCCCGATGTTCTTCACGCTTAGCTTTGTGAGTTCGCATGAGGGAATCAGCTGCCGGCTGATGCACCAGTTGATGACAGACCGCAGCTGAAGCAAAAGAACGCGCGCCTTTTTCTTATTCAGCTTTTCCTGCTTATCGAAAAACAGCACCCATTGCGAGACGGGAATATTGGCCACCGGCATATCTTTAAATTCTGTGTACATGGTGTTGTACACGACTGATTTGTACAGGGTGCGGGTGTTCTGTTTCAGCCCCTCGACGTATTTTTCCCACCACTGATCGAGACACTCCTGAAGCGTCAGTTCACCCTTACTACTGGCAAAGTAGGTTTTAGGGTGGATGCCCTTCGTGTACAATCCGCGCATCTCGCCAACGATGACGCGCGCGTCTTTGAGTGTGGTTATCGGATAGCGGCCAACCGTGAGGCGAACAGGCTTGCCGTTCCAGCGGAACCTGAACTGAAATGAGATCGTGCCGGTAGGCGTAATGCGTGCGCTCAGACCATCCCCGTCAGTTACTTCAGCGGGGCCGCTGTAGGGTTTGCCGTTAATGCTTCTGAGTTTGGTATCGCTGAGTGCCACTGTCTTATGCCCTGTACACATTGGTCTAACGCATTCTGTACTCAATGTGTACGCAAAGGCAAGTGAACGAAGCGATAACAAACCGGAACGAGGCGAAACAAACAAGAACACATCGATTCGTAAGGCTTGTTAAAAAATGAGGTTTTACGGTAAGATAGGAACGAGTGAGAACAAGCAAGAAAGATTAGAAACAAAGTCCCCTTAGTTAAATGGATATAACGAGCCCCTCCTAAGGGCTAGTTGCAGGTTCGATTCCTGCAGGGGACACCATCCTGATCAGCATGTAGCGGTTAAGCAGCTGGTTCATGTGCATATCCGTTTCTGACAACAGCCTTTCCGGCAGCGGTTTTCCAGGCTCATACTGACTGAGCTGATAGAGCTGCTGCTCCAGCGGCGGCGCCCGGGCAAAATCCTGCGTGATCGCAAAGACCATGGTTTTCAGTTCCGAACCGGTCAGGTATTTTCCCTTGCGCACGTCCAGCGCGTTAAGCTGGCGGGTCATCTCCTGCAACCCTTCCATGCCCTGATGCCAGCCGGTCAGCGCCTCCGATGGTATCGCATTACCGGCAATATACTGCCGCCACTGCGCTTTTAGCCTTTCTGTTGCCGCTGGCTGCGCGCGCGCCGCCAGCGCAAAACCGTACTGCTGGCGCCACAGCGGCGAGAGCTGCGCCAGCTGCTTTAGCGCAGCCTCATTCGCCGCCACCGGCAGCGGGCCGCTTTCGGCGGGATATAACCTCTGCCAGCCCCATTCGGCTGCCGCGCCCAGCGTCAGCATGGTCAGCATACCGGCGACGAAAAGCTTCCAGCCCCTTTTTTGCGCAGGCGCAGCCGGCACCTCGCGCGCCACGTAAACCAGCGGTTCGGCCGGCAAAACGGCGGGCGCGACCAAGGGCGCAGCTACATCAGCTTCGTCGTGCAGGTCCACCTCTCTTCTCTCCTGCTCCAGCCTGCTCACCGCTTTATGCAGAAAGGCGCAGAGTTCGCCTGTCCGGCTGGCTTCCGCCAGCGCCATGCGCTGCAGCAGATCGCGTATCGCGTTTAAATGCTGCTCTGCCTGACAGACCAGCGGCAGATCGCTGTGGTGTAGCGTCAGGGTGCGAAGCATCATCTGCAGACGCAGGCTAAAACCCGCCAGCATTTTAATCCGCGCCTGATCCGCCTTCGGCCACATCGCGCCCCACTGACAGGTCAGCAGCGCGTCGAGCACCGCCAGCCCTTCATTCAGTCCGGTGATGCCGGCCAACCGGGTGCGCGCCAGGCAGTACCAGACCGCCGTCTGCAGCTCGACGCCGTTCTGGCGAAACAGCGACAGGCTAAGCTGTTCGACGCGCGTCCAGTCGACATCCGGGCGCGCCGGGTGCGTGAGTTTCGCCAGCTCTGTGCGCAATAGGGCAAAATCCGGCAGCGCGCGCGGATCGCCGCCGGTTTTGAGTTTTTCGGGGTTTTTCACTGGTTATTTCCGTTGGTAATCAGAGAGGATGAGCGGCATCGCGCTCAGGGCAGCAGGCTCGCGATGATGGTGAAAAAGGCTTCTTCATCGAAGGTGCGTTCCGGCCCGGAAAACGCGCCTGCGGGCATAACGCGCCAGCCAGACTCGCTGCCTGAGCGCATAAACAGACGATGCAGAGGCGTCACCTTTCCCTCTGCGCAGAGGCTGACTTCTACGCAGCCGGTCACGCCGTGCCCGTACAAAAAAAGCGGCGTGAATTTCATAGTCCGCTCACCGTAGCGCAGCAGCATGCCGGGCGCGTCGAACGAGCGATTGCCCACCAGCAGATCGGTAACGGATACGCTGACAACTTCTGTTTTGATCTCGGTGCCGCTCAGCCACGTCTCGGTTGACTCATGAAGCTGGCCGATGCGCTGGCGAAACGCCGCGATATCCGCTTCGGTTTTGCTGGTGAAAGGTTGCGGCGTGGCCTGCAGCGCATGCAGTTTATTAAGGAAGTGCGCTTTTGCTGACATGGTTGGTTTGCAGCCTGTGGTGAAAGCAGAGGGTTACTGGTTGAGATAGCGCTGCTGTTTTAGATGACGAAGCAGCACACGCCCTTCGGGCATAAAATCGGTGCCGTAGCGCACCAGGCCAATGCCTTTCAGTTCAGCGTCAATGGCATAGCGCAGCTCGCCCGGCTGCGTCTGTTCCAGCATCACCACCTTGATGGATTTAAGGCGCGGTTCATATTTGAGTAAAACGGCCGAAAGCGTGCCCATCAGCTGATGAGCGGTGCCCGGCATGCCTTGCAGGATTTTCGTCATATCCGGCAAACCGTAATCCGGCAGATGCGCCAGCGTACCGGCGCGGCAGTTGAGGATGCGCTGCATGTTGTCGAGTACGGAGAGAATGACCTGGTTTTGTTCGCTGACCTGGTTTAGACCAAGACCTCCGGTAAAATGACCGAGGAGCATTTCATACAGTGAAGGCGAGTTATCTCCCTGGGGCATTAGTCGTCCTTAAGCTGTAGCAGCGTCAGATGGTTATTACCGGCAGCCAGGATGCGCGGCTTATCTGGATCGAGGTCTTCGCGCCGAATCACCTGTTTCCAGCTGTCATTGACCATATCCGGGTGACGGAACAATCCCACTACCGCCACAAACTGCGCATCAGTCTCCATTGGCATCGTAAGGTTCGCATCTCCGCCCGGCTTTAGCACCACATCGCGGCTCGCCAGCAGATCGGCTTTCAGAATGATCTCTCCGTCTTTCAGTAACTGCTGGTAGACCGTTTTGTCGAAGGTTTTACGGTCTTTTAGCTGGTAGACACGGATCACCACCGGCTCAGAGAGAGAGTTACTCTCGCGGGAATCGGTGTTCAACGCTTCACGTGCTGTGAAATCCAGGCGCAGCACCTTAATTTTTTTGTAAAACACGGCGTTAAATGCCGATTTGGAGCCATCGGTAATGCCCTGCGTGACTCCGCAGCCCGTCAGGCTGAATGCCAGCAATGCAGGTAGCCAGCACGCGGGTTTAATCAAACTTGTACGTAACACGTCGGTTTCCTTGTTGTGGTGTTGCGGGCTCCAGCCCGATGTAGTAACCCAGTTCGGTGGTAAAGGTCTCAGCAATATCCGCCGCATAGCTATCGCCTTCAGCTCCCAAAACACCGTTCATCCCCAGCCAGAAAGGCGCGTCGCCCAGTGGTGGCGCAGCCAGCAGCCGGGTGGAGGTGGTCAGGGTAATTTTTGCCTTAAAGCGCCAGCCGAGATAAACACGCAGCATCACCAGAAAATCCTGATATAACAGACCGTCCGGTTTCCAGCCCTGCGCTTCCTGTTCGTTATCCGTCGTGAGCGCAATCAGCAGCTGGCTGTTGGCATCCAGCGCTTCGTCGCCAAGCGGCGTGTTACCGTCCAGCAGAAAGTCATCATCACCGTAAAAGCCCAATGGCTGACTGACCTCGACAGGCCGCAGGCAATATGGACTCACCTGCACCCTGGTATCGGGAGCCAGCAGGCTCACCAGTGCCTGCATACCCTCCTGGGTTTTACCCGGCTGTTGCAGTACGCCAGGCAGCGACAGAAAACGGGATACCGGGGTGGCGATGTGCTCTGCAGTGCCCGGTATGCCCAGCCCCACCAGGCCCAGCAACGACTGCGAGATAGTGTCAGTCCCGCCCGGCTCAAAGGTTGCCGGGTAAGAGTATTTGCGCCAGATGCGATAAAACTGCGTCAGAATGCGGTGGTTGAAGATATCCAGAAAACCCTGTAGCGCTTCGTGTCCTTCACGACGCTGGGAGATGTCGTCGAGATAAGCGGTCGGCAAGGGAGAATCAACACCGTACATTCCCAAAAAGGTCGTGCGGATGAGCGGTGGCTTGCTGTTATCCTCGTCGTATTCGACGGCCTTTAGTTCACTGGCCGGGAACCCCATCCCCGGATGCGATGCAAACCGCACCGGGTCATCTGCAGGATGGCTGGTTGAGCCTATCAACGGCCGGTGCGGATTCAGCTTCTCCAGCAGCTGGCATAAACGGTAAAAGTTGATGTGGTGAAGATCGGCCTCCAGCCGCGAGGTCAGCCGGGAATGCGGCGGTTGTGCTTCTCTTCCCATTGCAGGCGTTCTCCGGTCGGTTGCAGAATGATAATCAGGCGGTTAAACAGATAGATATCGGTGTAGAGCGCGAAGAAGCGGCTCAGCATTTCACCAAACAGGCAGATATCCCCGCGACCGGCAAAGCCGTGACTGTCCAGCGTCACCTCAATCTGCACGCCGCGTAGCAGGTATCCCTGCTCAAAGCGTTCGGTTTCACTGTGCCTGACGTCAATGATGGCTTCCAGGCGACGGCGGTTCATCTCGCTGTCGGTCCACTCGTACAGCGCCAGAGTACCGCGCAGCACATCGGCGTTATCCATTATCGACAAAAACCCACTGCCGAGGTGGCTCAGCACACGCCAGTGGAAACGGTCCTGTGCCGGGGGATAGCAGGGTAACGTTGGCGCGCACAGGTTACGCACGGTGATGCTGGCCGAGGTGGTTTTCATCACCGTATCAAGCACAGTGCTCTGTAGTGCTCGTCGCGGCAGCTGGCCGTTGGTGCCGGTGAGCGTCAGGGACAAGCTTTCACCTTCCGGGACGGTGTGGTTATCAAACGCCTCACCACCAAGGATAAGCCAGGTATTGTGCAGCCCGGACGGACCGCGGCGCACGCGGGTGTGGTAATAATATTCCGGCGCTTCATGGCGCATCATTCCGCCTTTGTGGCGGAAACTTGAGAACGGCACGTAGGTATGCTGGCTTGATGACATCACCGAATCCACCGCGTATATCTCAGTATGGCCATCCTGCACGCGCATCGGACGCAGCATGTATTCAGTTTGCAGGGCGTTGAGCGTCAGAGGATCGGACTCCAGCGGGAACAGGTTAATCACCGGCACACAGTTCAGGCGCAGATGTTTTTCGGTAAAGCTGAAGTCATGCTGCCAGCGCTCTGCCAGCACCACGTCGATTTCGAACCAGGGGAGTTCAGCCGGAAAGACCACGGTCTCCAGACCACGCAGACCTGTGAACATGAATTTCTCACGGAAGGTGAAGTACTCCAGCAGCAGCTGATACCCGCTAAAGCTACTACTGCCCTTTGGCCACAGGTCGTCGTCATCACCAAATCCCAGTGCGGTGAAATACCCGTCGAGCGCTTTTCTGTCCATGTCACCTGGCATCCGCAGCCAGAGGCGCGCAGTGTTCAGGGTAAAGGCTTCATGCATGGCGCAGGCCAGCGGCGCGTCAGCGTTAAAGTAGAACGGGATCTGGCTGAGATCGACACGGCTCCAGTCGGCAAGATGACTGCAGTTAAACCGCAGGCTGATGACCGAACGCCCATCAGAGTCGGTCGACAGGCGGGCACGCTCCAGCGACAGCGGCTGAAGGGTGATCTCTTTGGTTGTGGTGTAGCGGCAGCGCGTGCCCTTCTCCCCAATCGGCCTTGAGTTCACCTCAAAACCTTTGACGATACGCATCGGCTCTTTCATCTCGCGCCAGTCAGGAGTGAACTCCACCACCGACATCGACGGAATGGTGCGCAGGTAATGCGGCCACAGCAGGCTGACCAGCCCTTCGGTCAGTTCCGGCAGGTCGTCATCAAGCTTCTCACGCAGGCGGCCCATCAGAAAGGCAAAGCCTTCAAACAGACGTTCTACAAACGGGTCGCGTGCGCCCGCTTTATCGAGGTTAAGCATTGCTGCCTGCTCGGGGTGAGCGCGAGCGAACTCTTCGCCGGCTTCCAGCAGGTAGCGCATTTCAGCGTCATAATAACGCAAGGTTAAGTCGTCCATATTTATTTTTGCTTTGTTTTGGTTGGATTCAGAGCACGGCTGCGCCCTGTCGCATCTTCAGCGCAAGGTGAAAAAAGATAACGATGGCAGATGCTGTCGTTAGCCACCATAAGTACGTTCATGTCGAGAAGGGATAAAAGCTCATCAACCATTCAACCGCAAAGCACTGCGCTGCTGGCCGGATCGAGCGTAATCAGACTGGCCAGAAGCCGCTCCATTTCCGGCTGAAGTCGTGATTTATCGGTTTCACTGCGCATGGCTTTCATGCGCAGTAGCCTGAGGCGGCGTGATTTAACTTCAAACAACAGTGTCGGCATCCACTGTGTGAGAGTGATTGACTGCGCCGCACCGTCGAGCTCCCCCAGCAGATGCAGCGCAAGTTCATTTCTGCCCTTCTGCTCGGCTACGCGGGCCATCAGCAAACGCAACAGCCATTTATCTTTTGTGGAGTCGGTGCCCGGGCGTGTTTGCAGCCAGTGAAGTGTGGCATCCAGACCGTCAGTATCCGCTTTCTCCAGCGCTTCCGGCTCGATGGCCAGGATATCGTTATCCGTCTCACTCACGGCATTCACCGGCTCATCGCGCCAGCCGGATATATCGTCCAGCACGCTCTGGTTTATCCAGTTCAGTGTGACCTCATCGGCAAATGGCGTACCGTCGTTAAACGCCAGGGTTTCAAGCCCGGTCAGGCGACGCAACAATCCTTTCAGGTCTGCAGTAATGATGTCGGCCAGCACATCCTGTCCCGACTTCACCAGGGCCTGATGGATATACCACTGCAAATCCAGCCAGAGATGGTTGGCACCACGTGAGAAGGTGCTGTCCGCCTGCTCCAGTATCTCCAGCCAGCTCTGCTGCAGGTACAGGCGTTTGAGCATGGCCCGCTGATCGGCCCGCGGCGGTTCGATACGCGTTTTTCCTTCGGCATCCGGAGCCGGAATAGCTCTCAAAGTGTCATGGCGCAGGCTTTTCATCAGCCGGTGTGCGGCAAGCCAGCCATCGGGTTGCTCGCGCAGGTACCCCGTCAGGGTGCGAGCCTGGGCCAGCAAATCCTGACCAGAGGTGATGCGACGCAGAACCGGCGCGTCAGATTCTGTCGTGTGCGAAATCTGTGTCTGAGCCTTGTTGCCGACGTTCTGCGGCACCACGGCGTCCATGCCACCGGCCTTTATCAGGCGAGATTCCAGCGCGCTGTGCAGGGCATTCAGTTTTGGCCGTGTCGCCTCCGGCTCTCTCTCCAGGCGATCGCGGATCAGCAGCAGCGCACCGGCAGTGCGCAGTGCATCGTCGCGTACGACTTCCGGCCAGAGTGACAGACTGTCGAGAACGCGAGAGCCTGCGAGCCACTCCAGCGCCGGTCTACGGCTCCGCTCGCGCTGTGGATGAAGCTGCGTGCCATAGCGCTGCAGCAATCCCGCCAGCAGCTCAAGCCCTTCGGCAAAGCCGGTTTCCCCGTCCTGGTGCAGGCGCGCCCAGCAGTAATAGGTGGCAACCCGGATATCTTTAGCCGTGGTGGTCAGGAGTTTTTCGGCAAGCGTGCAAATCAGCCCGGTATCGATGCCGGAGAGTTTATTGACCTCCTCCCGGATGCGCTGAAAGTCATCGTCATATCCAGGGTCTTCTCCTGTCGGACAGATATTGCTGACCGGAGCAAGCCAGGCCTGCCAGTTTTTTGTACGTTCCTGCGCCTGTTGTCGCAGCTGAAGTTCGTCAGCCTGACAGGCGGCAATCAGATTCTGCAGTGTGCTCATTATTCGACTCCCTCCATGTCACTGTTTCCGGTGTTAGCCATCAGCGCCTGAGCGGTGGCCGTGCTGTCTACACTGAATATCTGATCCGGCAGCGTGAAACCGCGCAGATTCAGCAGCGCCAGCGGACCTTTTCCCAGCTGTGAACGTAGCACCCACTGCAGGGTATGACCGTCCGGGGCAGTAAAGCTCATCATCCACTGGCTGCGGTCAAGCTGCTGGCGCTTGCCCTGGTCCAGCCAGCGAATGAAGCCCCAGGTCCCGCTGTAATCCCCGAACAGGCGCGCACCGGCGTTAACGGTGGTCCAGGTCAGCATGGTTCCCGGCTTATAGGTCTCTCCCGGCCAGCGGAAGCTCTGCCAGTCGGCCATCTGATTGAAATAGTGCAGCTGCTGACCATCAATGGTCAGTTGTGTTTCCACCACCTGCGGTACAGGGCGCGCCTGCAGCTCAAAGCTGATGCCCTGGCTGCCATCGGTAAACAGAATGTCTGACAGCTGGCTTAGCTGATTAATTGCCCGCAAAAAGGCCGGGTTAAAGCTCAGTCCCTGGCTGTTAGCCTTATCCGGTACCCACTGGCTCCCCTCTTTGTGCAACACACCGCTGAGCTCTGTCGTCAGGAAGCGCTCAATACGTCCGCTGCCCTTGCGCACAAACTCAGCCAGCATTGGCAGGGAGGCATCACTTTTACTCGCAGCGAACGGGAAGCGACCGTCAAAGGCGGTGTGCCAGTCCGCCACCACGGAGCGGCTCCATTTGTCATTCAGGCTGGCTGCCGACGGCTGAAGCACGGTCTCCCAGGCCTGAGTCAGCGGCTGAACGAACATCGTGCTGCCAAAACCGCTCCACTCTTCGCCAAGGCTTGCCGAAATCAGACTGCCGTACTGCTGGGTGTCGGTCAGATCCACACTTTTGCCCTGGAATACGGTCTGCGCCAGGGTCTGCATCATCTCCAGCGGATCAGAGGCGCTGGCCACCTGTTGCAGGCGCAGGCGCACGCGGGTGATACGGGTCAGATACGTCTGCAGGCTCAATGAAGTGTCAGCCGACATGACGTTGCCACCTTTGTTTTTACCCAGAAGCTGAAGCAGCGGACCAAAGGTTTCATCGAGCGGCCCCTGCGGGCCTGACGCAGACTGGTCAATGGCGGGTTTATCTTTGTCGGCCATGAGGTCTTTAGCCGATTTGATGATGGCGTTTGAAAGACCTTCACTTTGCTGGCCAGTCTGTCCCTGCCAGGCGATGGTATTCATCAGGGCAATCAGTGGCGACTGCCGCACGTCACTCATCAGCGTTAGTTGATCGGTAACGTCAGCAATGTTGTTGACCTGGTTCCAGCGCAGGCTGTTGAGGAAGCTCAGCCAGCTGCCGGCAAAGTCGGTGAAGTAACGTTGCGTCAGACGTGCTTTCAGTGCTTCCGGCGACAAATCTGAGGAGACAGCCTGTCGGCTGTCACTCAGCACCCAGTCAATTTCATCCCGGCGGGAATTTGCGGCCTTTTCGATAGCCTGCTGAATGCCCCCCTCCCACGCCTGACGGGTGAACATGCCCGGCACTACCTCCTCGGTGGCGAACAGCCGCCGCGCATCGGTACCGCTGGTCATATCTTCCAGAGAGACATCGGCGAAGTTACGACGCACGGATTTGAGCATGTTCTGATACAGAGTACTTTCAGCGTTACGCCGTCCGATTTGCTGCAATAATACCTGGCGGCTCTGGCTGACCAGCTGTGCATCCGGCGTAATTTTCCACTGTGGCTGCTCAGGTAATTCATTGATGTAGAAGGCCCATAAATCAGGCGACAGGCTTTGCCACAGGCTGGTTGAAATGCCCATTTGCGTCGGCTGCACGGCTTTCATGATCTGCGCGTAATATGCGCCGTCGGCTTTATCCGGACGGGCCATCATTAGCCAGGCCTTCAGCTGGTCATAGCCGGGCTTCGCCAGCTGAACGCGCCGATCGCTGTCAGGCGCAGCGTTTACCAGCGCGCTGAGCTTCTGTTTCAGGGCGGCATTTGCCGGATCGCGAATCAGATGGTTGTTTGCCACTGCGTACCAGGGCAGCATCGCCTCGAGCAGCTGCCGGGTATGGTCCAGACCGAAGCGCTGGTACCATGGCGCACCTTTCTGTATATGGTGCTGCAGGCGACCAGCGTCATTACGCAGCGTATGCAGGGCCGTCAGCTGCTGATCCGATACGGCAGGATGTTCCACCAGGGCATGAGCCTGCTGCGCAACAGAGACAATCTGCTGGCGGTTGACTGCAAACGACAGCAGTGTTCCCAAGCCCCATATACCAATGATGGTTATCAGCGTCCAGGCAAGCGTTTGTTCCCACGCCATACCGACACGGCGGCCGCGCACGCGGGTACAATCATCGACGATACCCTGCCAGGTCTCCGGCAGGCTCAGCGCATGGCGTTGTGATTCTGGGACAAATTCCTCAGCATCGGCTATTTCGTCGGACCTGTCAGCGGGTCGATGCTGCGGCAGGCTGAACATCAGGCCACGCAGCGGAACGCGCCGCTGTGAACTCGACAACCAGGGTACAAGCTGCTGAGTCCAGCGAACAATACCGCCCTCTTTAAGGTGCTGGCCCAGGCGCAGCAGAAAGTCGTGGCGGTTGTTCTCTGCGACCTGATTCACCCCCTGCGTCCGCAGGGACGGCAGCATCCGTTCAAGCTGGCGGGTAATATCGTCGGCTTTCGCACGCAGCGGGAAAGTCGCTCCTACCGTCTGTTCAGTGCGTTTTGCCTGCGACCAGGCGCTATCGCACAGCTGCCACAAATAAACCGGAGCGGAATAACGCAGCAGCTCGCTGATTTTTTCCAGACCGCGCAGATCGTTGTCGCTGATTTGTGGGGTCAGATTAAGCGACTGCGGCATGACGCGCACAATACCGTCCATTGGGCGCCCGCGACGCAGTTTACGCAGCGCGGTGTATTTTTCCTTGCCCGGTTCAACCGTGAGGCTGCCGCCGTAAATCAGAACGGTACGATGACCTTCAAACCACAGATTTTCCTTCAGGCCAGGTACCAGCTGTTCGATTGCCGCCTCATCGCCAGTAACGAGCAGGAGGCAGACTTTGCTGCGCCAGAAAAATCTGTAGCGGGTTCGAAGATGATTTTTAAGACTTGAGAAAGACTGGCCCACATTACTACCCTCAGCTGAGGAGGGCACGATTTTCTCGCCTGGCACAGGTGGCTTGTAGACAACCTGGGTAATGCTGCCAACTTACTGATTTAGTGTATGATGGTGTTTTTGAGGTGCTCCAGTGGCTTCTGTTTCTATCAGCTGTCCCTCCTGTTCAGCTACAGAC